GGAGTATAGCCGTATTCCATAATTGGAGAATTCTCAGGTTTAATAGGAGGCCACGAAGTATTTCTGTTTTTCTTGATTTCTTTTTTCTTCGTATTTTTACCTACCGCAGTTTGAATCTTTTTGCCTCCGTTTCTAAGTATAGAATCTGTGATCTCTTTCTGATGCGCATCTAAATCAGCTTCAGATCCATAAATTGATGATCCTGAACTGTTTATTTTAGCCCCTGAAGCAGAGTAAACGGATTTGCTTGGGTCTGAAGTACCTATAACTAAATCTCCTGTTTTAAACATACCTGAATCGTAATTATGTGCTGTCATATTTTTATTGGTTTTGCTCTGTGAGCGTCTTAATGTATAATAATGTTAACTGTTGGCAACAAAAATCGTAAAAATGGCTAAAAGCATTCAAATATCTAAAAAAAGCACAACTCCAATACCTGGCATACAGTCTTTTAAGATGGAAGTCCAAGCCATCAATGCAGTTAATATGCCTAGCAAAATATTTATAAAACAAAGAGTAAGAAATTTTGCAAAAGACAGATTTGATGACACATTTGTAGCAATTTGTACTCCTGTGCAATTAGAAGATTTGGCTGAAGATTCTCCTGAAGAAGGTACTTCTTATTATAGAACAGACACTATTGAACTAGTAGTTAGAACAGCAGAGATGCTGCAGACTGTATTTGATTCTCTTCTATATGAAGTTCAAAAATTAGTCGTGGATTTGCAAGATATAGATTTATTAGAGCCAGAAGAAATATATACTTTAAGTTCTGATGGCCCGCTATTAATGACGCCTACAGCACCAACAATAACTTCTATAGCTGGAGGAGATGAAGAATTAAGTGTGTCCTTTGAGGTCCCTATTAGCGATGGGGGTTCGGCTATACTTAATTATGAGTACAGTATCAATAACGGAGTTTCATGGATTAGTAGAACCCCTGTAAGTCCATACCCCCCAATAAGAATCTATGGTTTAAGTAACAGTGAAATATATCAGGTAAGAATAAGAGCAGTAAACAATAGTGGTGCAGGTATAGCTTCGTTAGGCCTATACGCTGCTCCTGCAGTACCAGGTAAACCAAGCAGCCCTGTTATTACTGCTGTATATACCAATGAAAATGAGCAGTTAGTTGTTAAGTTTAATAGACCTATTAACCTAGCAAATAGTACCATTAGCGCATACGAGTATAGTCTTGATGCTGGAGAAACATGGCAAATAAGTCTATCTGCAGTAGGAACACTTGAAATAGTTGTAAGCAATACCGTATTTAATCAATTGTACAATGTAACTGTTAGAGCTTTAACATCAAACGGTAATCACGGTGTATCTTCTATTCCTGTAGAGTATACAAGAACAGGAGTTATTGGAAGCATATTTACAGGTAGCGTAGATGATAGCTGGACCAATATAGCCAACTGGTTATCAGCAACAAGACAACCAGCCACTGTTTACCCTACGCAGTATACCTCAGTAACGCTAGAAAGTAATTGCTTTGTTGATGTGGATTCTGAAGTTTGGGTTGAGCCTAATGCAATAGATGTAAATGAGTATAATCTTGTATTTAATTCAACTCAAGAGATTCATCCTATTGTGTCATGCGATATAACAACCACCACAGGTATGGTAACATTTAACGGAGTAGATTACGGAATAATATGAGCACAATAACAGGAAATGCAGAATTTAATAGTAGCAATAACAACGGCACCGTAAACGGTACCGCTGCGTTCACAGGAGATGGTTCAAATACTGGAACGGTAGACGGAAATGCTGCTTTCTATGATAATTCCGCAAACATTGGAGAAGTGACTGAAGCGGCAGCATTTTTAGATGAAGCGCAGAACAATGGCGAAATAGGTGCAGAGTGCACTGCCGCTCCGGTGATTACTCAGCATCCTCAAAGTATATATGTAGGAAATTCAGGTAATATAGCTGACGCAACTTTTTCTATAGCTGCAGAAGAAAATCCATGGATAGATATTGAGTGGAGTATATTTCTTCGCCACGGATATAATAGCGGCTCTCAATTATATGTAGCAGACAGATACCCCACGCGCAACACTATAGCAATAGGTACAATGCTAGGAGGACAGCCGAGTGATATATGGGGAGCGACAATTAATTGCAAACTGCAAAATCCATTTGGAGAAGTTCATGCAACTGAAGCTAAATGGATAAGAGGCGAGCCTCCAGCTTTAGTTTTACCTCCAGATTCCGATAACATAGTTGTGCATATCGTGAATATTACCGAAGGAGAGCCGCTAATTTTTGTTTTCAGAGCCACTTCTGCCGCAGATGCAGTGACAGTAGGCGCCACAAGAGGCAATCTAATAAACGACCCTATTGCTTTTGAGGGCGAATTCAATACAGCTTTTGACGTAGATTCACTAGTTGGACGAAGAAAAATTAATTTGGCTTATTTAAACGCAGGAAGAGCTGCTACTAGAGAGGATCATGGTGTTTGGAGACTAAAAATTACCGACCCTATTGGCGCCACTTTATCTCCTTATGAAATTACCGTAAATGTGACCAATGTAGATGTTGCACCCACCATAACAAATCAGCCTGTGTCCACTTCTGGTTATAATGGAGAAACTGTGACATTTACTGTAGAGGCTGACGACAATGTTTCGGGCAATAACATTTTGTCATATCAGTGGCAGACATCTTTAGGTCAAAACTTAGAAGGGCAAACACTACCCTCGCTGACCATACAAATAACTCCAGGATTACAGGAAGGGCAAATCGTAGGATCTTGGAGATGTAATATAACAAGTTTAAGATTTACTGAAAGTATAAATACAGATGTAGTCTCTGCGACATCTTTGGGTGAGCGCCCACCGCCGCCGCCTGAAGAATAGCAGAAATTACTTTGCAGCGCTCTAAAAGTTAGTTATATTTCTGGTTACAGCGAGCACAGTGTTCGTGTGTACAAGGTGTGTACAAGTTATATACTCCTTTAAATCAAATAATTACGCAAATTTCTGAAAAAAATCGGTTGTTTGCAAAAATAAAAAAATGACCAGAACAGCACTAATCAAGCATTGTCTAAAGCTACAGAAGCAAAAAAAAGGTGTAGCATCTTATTTAAAAGCAGAAGGATACAGCAGTAAAGAAATTGCTGATATTCAGCAAGATATACAAGGAAAGCGTAAGCAATTTAAAACCAAAGCAGCTAAAATTGAGCTGGAGGATGACAGGAGCTGGAAGACGGGTTTAAAGTTCACCAAGAAGTACGTTTACAACAAGGAAGATGACAAATATGTCATGTATCTTAAGGCGGCTAACAACAATATAGTGCTTACAGGAGATACAGTTCGGGGTATTGTAAAGAATTACTCTAACTGGTGTGGTAAAGAACATAGCATTAATGAGCTGTGCCGTAACTATAAGATCCCAAGAGCATATTTTAACGAGCTGAGAGATATTCTTGAAATTACTCATGACTCAGAGCCGATCACTCAAGAAGAATTGCAAGAGCGTGATGTAGATGAAATTGCTGAAGATCTATTACAGCAAAAAAGATTTCAGCTACACCAAGAGTTTCAGAAGCGCAGCTGGGAACAAACAGAAGAAGCAGCCTCAAAATGGTTTAAGCTTCAAGAGGGCGTGTACAATCCATTCACAAACTTCCTTAATTCCTGGAAGCCTCAAAAATACACGCCTGTTAAATACTCTGGTCCTGTTAAAAAAAATAAGCCTAGCAAGAAGGCTTTGATTGTGGGACTCAGTGACGTCCATTTTGGTGCAAAATCAAACCCTAAAGATTCGTATAGAAACAAAGGTTACAGCACGCAAGAAGCTGCCGAATGTTTGGATGTTTACGCTAATAACATCAAAGACATCGTAGAAGAGAGAAACTATACTTTTGACGAATGCGTACTTACTTCTTTGGGAGATATCCTTCATACCACAGGATCAGGATTCACCACAAAAGGAACAATGCTTGTACATGACTGCGTAAAAGAAGAGCAGTTTAATGCTGCCTTTGAAAGCATATCTAAGCTGATCATGAACCTGCTTTCCTTGTTTCCAAAAGTACATGTGAAGAGTGTGAAGGGTAATCACAACGACTTCGGTGATTATGTATTGTTTAAAGCTCTTGAATGCTATTTCAGAACAGAGAAGCGTATCACTTTTGATGTGTTTCAAGCTGACCATGGATTGTTCAGAGTCAATAGATGTTTGTTTGTGATCTCCCACGGATATAGTGCAGAGTACAAAGGAAGAATTCCTGCGCAAGGTAAAGCTCGAGAAAGCTATATTGCCAATCTGTTTCTAAGTAAGCCTGAAACATTATTGGATGTAAGCCAGAAAGTATTACTCACAGCAGATCAGCATCATCTTGAAATGAGAGAATATGCTGAGTTTGAACACTACATGCTTTCTACTACCGTCAGAGGAGACAAACACAGCGAAGCTATGGGACTAAACAATAAACCAAGACAATCTTGTTTTGTTGTAGACAATGACGGAATTAAAGAGATAGTCTACTGCTATGGTAAAAGCAATTAAACTATCACTGGCCCTGCTGGCTACAGCATGTCTAGGTCTTACATTAGATCAGGATTATCATATCACAGACAACTCTGGTGTGGTAATTCCTGGTCAACTTGTATATGCTACCGCAGGATCTACAGTAACAATAAGAAGAACTGACGGCTTCATATATGTTGGTAAAATCACTGAAGTCAAAGAGTCAGACGAAAGCTTTAAAGTCTATGGACAAATAGATAACGTAGACGATAGTTTCTTTGGCTTCTCAATATCTAAAGGCGGAATATTTGCCGGAGCAATTGTAGAAAGATCAGTAAATAAAACCTATGTGCTAGAATTCAGTTTAGAGCACAAAGGATATATCTTTTTAAGAACGCTAAAATACGACAAAACCTTCGCTTAACCCTTTAAATTATTGTTGTTTTTTGTGGTATAATATATCGAGAGCAGTATAGCGCTCAAATTTTTCACGGCCGGGTGGCGAAATGGCAGACGCAACGGACTTAAAATCCGTTGGGGTGCAAGCCCCGTGAGGGTTCGAGTCCCTCTCCGGCTACCATTTCAATTTATGTACTTACTAATCATCGCAGCTTTGGCTGTAACAATTTTCAACATCAGTAAAAAATAACTTTCTGTGTCTGTAGCTCAGTTGGATAGAGCAACGGATTTCTAATCCGTTAGTCGCAGGTTCGAGCCCTGCCAGACACGCCATTTTCTATGAGAATACTTCTAGCAATACTCATACTAACTTTAATTGGAGCAACAGTAATATTTGCTCCTTTTTCATTGGTATGGGCTATCAATGAACTTTTCGAGCTCAACAACGAGTACGACTTTAAGTCGTGGTTGAGTAGCGTAATAATTTTAGCAGTCATATGGCTGTTAAAGCCCACAAATGCAGGAGAAAATAACAAAATCAGAACAAAAAATTGAAACCCACAGCAAGATAAATAGATATTTATTTCCCTGGGTAGATCATCACAAAGGAAAAAACGCTAGTCAAATAATCACGATGCCCGCAAATAGTGGCAGGCACGAGAACGAAATCCTAAGGTATCTCAACAAAGGAAAGTCGAACACGGTATTGAGGACGTTCGACAAAGACTTTCCTGCTAACGAGACCGGGATCAGTCTGAAAGGTAATTGGGAGCATTACCGTGGCGATATATTCAAATCGCTTAAAAAACTAGCTCCCCGCCCACAACCTACTGCGGCATGGTTTGACTTTTGTGGAGGACTCACAGAAGCAAACAAGGATGGTATTATTGAGGCGGTAGACACTTTCTTCACCAACGGATCACTGTTATTTGTTACTCTAGCTGTGAATGCTATTCGCAGCCTAGGCAAAGACAGCACAACCCGTGAAGTGTATGAATGCGCAAGCTCTGTAATGGGCAAAACAATCCTTACGGACCAGCTACTTAAACAGAAGCTTGCCAGAAGAGGAAAAGGGTTGAAAACAATTCAACCTAATTACAGCTACAGAAGGATCGCTACAACCTTCGTGGTTTTCAGTTATGTAGTAGAAGCACCTAACACCTAAACAAACAAACAAACAAAATGAAAGACAATAGTAAAGCAATATACACTCGGGCAATGGAGGTCTCGGGCCAAGAAGTGGCCTATTATCAAAGCAAGCTGGAAAAAGCGAAAGAGCTTTTCGCATTATGCGAGAGGCTGTTAAGCGGCGTAGACAATACTGCACCTAGAGCAAAGGTTATTAAGATTAAAGCTGAAGTCAAGCCTCCCTCTCGTCAAGCTGTAGGGTCTATACTAAACGAGGTGCTGCCGCACATGTCCGCAAAAGGCAGAAAGAGTGCAGAGATAGTTAAGGCTGCAGGAATCACAATGGAGAGGTTTAATTACTTCTTGCTTGGATACAGAAAGTACGTAAAAGCAACACCCTCCGGGCAAGTGCCATTCAAAGACTACTCGCTGAACAAGAGGGGACTGGCAGCGAAAAACAGGATCAAAGCTGAACCTATTATGGGCCCCGGGGAGAACGTTAAAAGGCTAATCAGCCAAAAGCATATGTCTCTGAGAGAAATCTCAGAAAAGACGGGCCACTGTGCTGCGACCATTGTTAAATACCTAAAAGATATGCCACTTGATGTCAAAGTCGTCCCGAGTGATATTCGAGAGGGCTGGAAAATGAAAGCATACAAACTGGCATAACATGAGAAACATACTGGCGTCAGTCATCGTGATAAGCTGTCTATCCCTGGGAGTGTGGCAGCTTAAAACAGAAGGAAAGAAAGAAACGCAGAATATTCCAGAGCAGCAGAAAGCAGGGATACAGTGTCCTGCTCTGTATGGCGTACCTGGAACAACAGTCGACCTGGATCTTCCAGGCTCAGTAAGGCATTGCAAGTGCGAAGTGGGCGCAATGCTTATGCAGAAAGACGGATCGTTACGTTGCTCTTATTGCGGCAAAATGGAAAACGAGTAACAAACAAAACGTCCCCACGGGCCTCACTCTCCTCAGGGAGGGTGAGGCTTTTTTAGCTATCAACCCCCTATAGTTAAATAGGATAATACATGGTATATTACTATGATGAGAACATTAGCTATCTTCGTAGGTTCTTCAATTCTGGGAATAGTAGATTCTCAGATTTTAAGATTAACATGGCATACCGAGCTAGGGCCACTCTGGCTTGGGCTTACAATAATAACCACAACCATAGTAATCACATCAGGAGTAAAATTATGAAAGACATTGAACAACACAGGGCAAACACTATAACCATGATCGAAGCACTCCTGCTGCTAGAAAGGCGGGAGGGGGACAATATACTGGTCATAAGCCCTAAAGGCATCACGCCAGAGGGTTGGAGAGTAGCCAATGACATGGCCATGGGATTGAGGGCAATCACTGTTTCAAAAAGCAAAAAGGAAAATGCAGAAAGTGTAGCATGTGCCACATCCATGGTGATTGGCTTACAAGAGGACATGAAAATCCTTGAAAAGCTGTTCCCGAAAGGTCCTCGGCATTTGCACAATATCATGAATGAATTGAGCAAAAAATTCAAGGGTATAGGATTTGGGGAAATCCTCAAGATAACAGCAAAGCTAGTATACATGCTAGAAACAAAGCAATATTAACCCGCTCCCGTACCCCCCCTGGTAAAAAAGACCAATCTGGGGTATACTACCATGATGAAAACATTAGCACTATTAGTAACCGTAATCACGTTGACAGGCACCTCAACCACCCACGCAGAGACGTGGATGTCCCAGGATTTGATTATTGGGGTATACGAGCTGGTGGACGGGGTGCCGCTGGAAGAGGTATATAATCCTTTAGAAAACAACAACAACAACAAAGCATAACATGAGAACACGTAACCAACTTACCGCCGAAGAAGTCGCGGCGGTGACAGAAATTGAGGAAAAACACAAATTAGGACATGAGGCAGCCAAAATCCTGGAGGCTTCCCCAGAAGGAAAGCCTGTAAATGCAAGCGCACTCGAGATGGCGGCAAAAGCCTATCGAAGCGAGTGGGACAAAAACAGTGCCACAATCATTTACAAGAGCATGACCTCCAAAGTATATCTAGGGAATGCCTTTTCCCTAGGCATGCTAAATTCTTACGACAGGCTGACAGGAAGAAACATTCACGTTACGGAAGTGCTCCCCAAGCACATTTCTAACGAGGCTGTGTCGGTGGTTGGGCATGCTGATACAGCAGCCCTATTCTCCAAACTGCTGGAAAGAGAGATACCCTTTAACAGGGTTAGCGTGACCCTATACAAAGGGGACACGTTGTACGTAGGCCAGTATTCTGGTCCACGGCTGCCTGAGGGAACTACAACTCTCCCCGAGGGTGCCACAGTGACGTGGTTAAAGGTTCTAATCGATTAACACTCCCTGGATATATAGGGAGAGTGCGCAAGATGGGTTCAATCCCCATTTTTGCGCATTTTTTTAGCTATCAGACACTAGAACTGTAATATATAATAGGCTAATAGAGAAAATAAACTGACAATAGGCAAAATATTACTAGGTAAATATTGCCTACCTAGGCAGAAAAAGCTTTAAACTTGTACACTTTCGCGAAAAACACAGTATGATCCCAGGAAAAGAACATAAAAAAGAAAAATTTAACCTATTAGCTAAACTGGCAGAAGGTGCTAGCGTTCCTGGTATGAGTGTATCAGCTATAGGTAAAGTTCCGCAAGTTGGAGAGGCTAATCCTGTAAAGCCTATGACTGAGCCTATTGATCTGGAAAACAAGCCAGCTGCTCCAGAGATCAAGACTAATAGCTCAGCTAGCACTAACGCTTTTAGACCTAGCATGAATAACCCTGCTAGAGGAAGAAGAATACCTTCTCCTAAACCATTACGTCCACAACAGGTAACTCATATACCTAGACCGTTCTCTAAGATTGCCTATAAACGTAATACTGGATTAGCTGATAGCGACGGTTTGCCATATACCAACACTGACGACGTCATACTATTAAGTAAACTAGGGTATACTATAGATAAAGATTATTATCTGTTCCTTCCTAGAGGAGAAGAGAGAGAAGGTTTGTACTCGTACATAGAGAAAAATGCTGGAATACCTAAAGATGTGAGTAGGTGTATTGATGAGGGTGCAGCTTTCAGTGCTGAATATCTGAAGGATATGGATTATGAGGTACCAGAGGGCTATGAGGTGAAAGGTGATTTATGTTGTCCTTCTGAGAAGACTAGAAAAGAAGAAAAGGAGGCTACTGAGAAGACTGCTGTAGTTAAAAAGTTGTTAGATAAAGAAGGTGCCCCGCGATGGGAAAAAGAATTTGCAAATAAGTCAAAAGAAGAGTTATTGCCATTAATTAAACGAATGGCGTTAAGGTTACCTGGATTAAAAAGAATGGCGGTGCCTGCTGCTGGGGTACAAGAATCGGAAAGACTGCTAGTAAATTTACTCAAAAATCCTTCTGAACAAACTACACAAAAAGAATTGATTCTTAGACTTAAAGAAGCTTTGCGTGATAGCCGTGCTCAGGGCGAAAAATTTAATAAACCAGAGCACTTCGGCTTAAATAGTAATGACGTAAAAAGTGTCCGTAAAATAAAGATGCTTAAAGATAGAAAAGCTTTGGCGCAGTCAGAAGCAATTACACAAAACATAGACCCTGAAATAGAACTAGATATTGTACATGGCGGAGGAAAAGATTTTTTAGAAAGATTCTTTGCGGGCAAGGAAAAAGGTTATGCACTGCCAGGCTCTTTAAAAAAAGGACTGCAAGTACATAGACATGACGCAATGGACGGGGCTAGTTTAATGAATAAAACAGAGTTCTATGCAAATAGAGCAACTAAAGAAAACGCAGATACGCCAGCAATGCTTACAGGCAAAATAAAGGCAAAGCATCTTTTACCTGGAGGTACTGGCTATGAAAACAGCTTAATTTCTAGAGAGCATGTCATAAATCCTAAAATAGTAGATTTACCTCAAAAGAAAACTGACTCGCGTGTTTCCAAACCTGAATTTTTAGGTACAACTACACCTATTCGTAAACCTGAGCATTTAAAACAAGCAAATACGCAAGTGAAACTGAGTGCAGCTGATCACGAATTAAAAAGCTCTAACATCAAAGCTGTGGGATATAACAAAGAGGATAAGAGTATGGACATAGCTTTCCATAGTGGCGGTAACTATACCTATAAAGATGTACCCAAGAGTTTGTTTGATCGTATCAAGCGGGTAAAGAGTCCAGGCAAGTTCTTTCATAAACATATTAAAAGAGATAACTCTTATAAGTATGATAAGATGGAGAAAGAAGCTGGTAAGGTAATAATGAGGCTTACGTCAGACACACCGCTATTAAAAGCAGTTACTGAGGGGCTTAAAGGTAAAAAAATAGATTTTTCTAGAGAATTACCCCATTCACAACCTATAGAATCAACGGAACTATATAAGCTTTTAGAAAGACAGTCAAAGATAGAGCCATTGTACGGTGCTAACCAAATAGAAAGATTTGCGCCTATAAAGAATGAAGAAAGTAAGAGATTTAATCTAATAGGTATGATTAAAAATCTACTTAAACCAGCCATGGGAGTTCAAAAAGAGGCTGCGTACAGAAATATTCCTCAGCATATCAGAGATCTGATGATCCGTAGAAGTCAGGGAGACAAGAGTGCTCTGGAGGCATTGCAGAATATAGGTAGAGCTAACGCAGCTAAAAGAGCCAGACTCAAGCCGATTAAAGATCTAATCAATAGAACCAGCGAGCCTGCGGTCAAACCCTTACCGGTTAACCCTCCGACTCCTATTGAACAACCTGCGCAACTAGACCCTGCTGAAATCAAAGCAAGGTTTGACGAAATTAGAAGAATGATAGGAAACTCTGGTCAAGTTCAATAAAATAAAATATAATATTTTGATGGAACCCCCAAAATCAATAGACTTAAAACAATACGGAATTGACGTTGGTCTATTGATCAGTGGCCTGTTCGGAGCAATACTTCTCACAAGTAAAGGATCAGCCAATAATCTGCCTAGAACCATAAGCAGTCTTGTGGGTGGAGCAGCAAGCGCTAACTATATTACTCCTATTGTAGTATCTATAGCCAAACTGGACGACAGCCACTATCATTATGGTATAGCCTTTCTACTTGGCTTTCTAGGCTTGAAAGGTATTGAATATTTTAGTAAAAAGTTAATTCCTGATCATAAAGAAGAGGAAGAGCCTACACCCATTAAAAAGCCTAGAGCTAAGAGAACAACTAAAAGAAAAGTAGTATGACCAACCTAACCCTAGTTAATGTAATAGCCAATAGCACCACTGCGTTTAGTGGGCTTGGCTTGTTAATTCATATATTTGGAGATCCTGACAACAGCATCTGGAATAATAGAATGAAGGCTGCGCTGGCTAAACTAGGGTTAAGTATTACTACATGCGGCGCCGTAGCCAACTGCATTACCCTATCAGCTCCTCCTCCTACAGAGGTTGTGCTGAACGTAGGAATTGCTGTTACGTTCTTTTGGCTAAACTGGTGGCAGTTTGAGATGTTTAAAGAAATGCAAAAATCTCATAATGAGTTAAAATCTAAAAAACCTAGAAATAGAAAACAATCAACAGTTTCTAAAACAAGAATAACATGAGTCTAGAACAAGCATACATTGATGGTTTTATTAAAAGAGCCATGGAATATGGCGTATCCGCTGCTAATGCTTTTGATCTTTTAAAATATGCTGATGACCATAATTCTTATAGTGGCCCTGGAGGCTCTGTGTTTGCTCCCAGGCAGCCGTTAGGTCAATCACCTCAAGCAATAGCCAACGCAGGCACTCAAACATATGCTGGCCCTGGAGGCTCTGTGTTTGCTCCCAGGCAATCACAGGGACCATCAAGTAGGTCAATTATAAATGCAGGTACGCAAAAGCTAGAAGGCCCAGGAACTTCTGCCCTGAGTGCTCTCATGAACGCTAATCCTCAAAGTAATATGGCCAGCTCACCTAAACCTGCTCAACCAGCGATGCCGCAATCTTTGCAGCCTGCACAATCAAACGAAAACACCTTAAAAAGATCAAATGGGAGAAACAGGCCTGCAGGCGCAGGAACTGTAATGTTACCTACAGCTTTACCCTAGTATACACATATGAACACAGAACAAGCATACATTGAAGGATTCGTCAAAAGAGCCATGGAATATGGGTTTAGCGAAAATGAAGCTCAATCTTTATTTAAAGAGGCAGCTAGAGGCGCTCAAGCATTAAATTTAATAGGTAGAACACTATTAGGTAAAAAACCTGTAAAACCTACCGCAAATAGAATGTTGCAGCTAGGTTTGGCTCACGCACCAGAAAGACACACTTTTGAAGCTAAAGCTTTAGCTGATAAACTTAGAAGTGTTCGTACACTAGATAAATATGTAAACCCTGGAAGCTTTAACGCTATAGAAAATACAGCTAGAAGTGGGCAGAATCTTATGACTCAAGCAACTCCTCACGCTTTCTATAGTCCTAATCAAATTCTTTCGGATATGGCCACACACAGATCAAATATGATGCCTAGAGTGACTACTCCTTCTTGGGGCTCTGCTGATCTACCTCGTACATAAAAATTATGCATACACAAGAACAGGCATACATCAACGGATTCTTAAAGAGAGCAGCACTTCACGGCATCTCTGCTGAAGATGCTCTTTATATACTAAAAGAAGCTGAAAAGCCTGGTTTATGGGCAAACATCAGAGCAAAGAGAGCTAGAGGAGAAAGGGCAGCTAAACCTGGCGACAAAGATTATCCTGACAAGAAGCAATGGAATAAGCTGACTAAAGCGTCATCGACAGAAAAAAATGCTAGCGTAATAGAGCGATTACGTAAAACAACAGGATTGCTTCCTGAGCATATAATGGCTGCTGGTACAGGAGCTATAAGTCTTGGAGCGCTAGCACATCAGCTTAATAAAGATAAAAATGAAAAAAAGGCTGCTAGCTCTCCAGCATGGCAACGTAGCGAAGGCAAGAATCCTGAGGGCGGATTGAATGCTAAAGGCAGAGCTAGCTATAAGAGTGAAACAGGGGGAACCCTCAAGGCTCCGGTGACAGAAAGTAAACCTAAAGGCGAAAGAGCCAAAAGGAGAAATAGCTTCTGCTCTAGAATGTGTGGAATGAAACGAGTTAATACAGGAAGTAAAGCTCAGAGCGACCCTGATAGCCGTATTAACAAGTCATTACGCAAATGGAACTGTAAGTGTGGTGAGTGTGAGGATGATACGCTATTAAAAGAAGCCACCACATTTGGAGCTACTAGAAAGCTATTAAGACAATTAAACGCAGATGGTTTCGAAGTAATCAGAAGACCTGCAGATATGGCAAAAATGGTGATTACAGATTTAGGTGGATCTACAGATTTTAAAAATCTATTAGCTAATAGTAGAGACTTAAAAAAAATAGGTCCTCTAGTTTTGGGTGGCAAATATGCAAAAATTTATTTACCTAAAGCAAAGCATTTAAAAAATTACACTGTGTCGCAAAACACACCAGCTCTTGGTAGAACTGGTAAAAAATTAAGTAAACAAAAAAATTATTCTCCAAGACAAAGTCTTTTCCACGAAGCAGGGCACGCTGAGCATATGGTAGAAGATCCATCACTTCAATTTAGCGCAGCGCCTCTAAGAGCACTATTACAAGAAAGAATAGCAAATAATAATGCTATTAATTTTATGAAAAACAATAATGTACCTAAAAGTCATATTGATAGCTATATAAAAGATTTTGATAATTCTTTTGCGACGTATCTTGATCCAAAATACACTAGAAGCGGAGACTTGGTACCATGGCGCCCTTATTCACCCAGTTATTCTGTAGAAATATAAAATGCGTCTACCTAGTGTAGAGTGCCCCATTTGCGGCAAGATATGGAGGGAACCTTCTCAGAGAATGCGAGAAGGCAAAACATGCAGCAAGATCTGTAGTAGTATAAAAGGGTATCTTTCTGGAGATAGGAAAGAAACGGGTATAGAATTAAAGCTGCAAGAGCTGCTCACCGAAATGGGTATAGAGTTTGTTACTCAAAAACCTATACTAGGAATTACAATAGCTGATTTGTTTGTGGCTCCAAATGTGGCAATTTTTGCCGATGGCGCATACTGGCACCAGGATAAGCTTAGAGACGAAGAAAAAACTAATAAATTAAAAAAACATCATTATGTAGTTTTAAGGCTTGAAGAGGAAGAGATAAATAAAGATATTGAGGAGGTCAAAAAGAAAGTGACTCTGGCCTATAGTTGTCGTAAAATAGAAAAGAAACTTTAAAGTCATTATATGAACACAGAACAAGCATACATGTTAGTTGACGGGCTTTGTAAATTACTTTAAAATAGAAAAACTTTAACCTATAAACATATGAACACAAAACAAGCATACATCAACGGATTTATTAAAAGAGCAGCAGAATATGGTTTAGATCAAAATCAGGCTGAAGGTTTACTGAAACAATCAATGTCACATAAAGAAGAGCTTGAGCAGACTATCTTAAAGGAAAAGCTGCAGCATGCTATTCGAAAAGGTGACGCTAGTGTTGGAATGAACATGGCTGGGCAGGTTCTTTCTCCATTTAATCATCTTTATAATGTGGTTAAAGATGTTGCTGAGCATGATTCTGATATGCCCTACCGCACACCAAGAATTTCAGGAGGAGCATTATTAGGCTCATTGGCTGCATCTGTTCCTGGATTAATTGCCCGCAATCCGGCGCTTGCAGGTATAGGTAGTCTTGTGGGAGGAGTTACTGGAGCAGGCGTAGGTACAGGTTTTTATAACGAAGCTAAACGGAAGTATCTTAGAGAATTACACGATCGTCTTGATAAATAAACATCATAACTATGCCGTTTAAATCAGAAGCTCAAAGAAGTTGGATGTATGCCAATGAGCCTGAAACGGCTAAAAAATGGGAGAAGCATACACCTAAGAGAAGCTTTTTGCCTGAATACGTAAAAGAGAAAAAAGCTAATATATTAGATAGATTGCGTAATGCTATAGCAAAGAAGAAAGAGGACGAGCCTTCTGATGACCTTCTGAGAGATACAGTCATAGGAGGAGCAGGTTTGGCTGCTGGCGGCACAGGCATGTATCTGGCCGATAGATGGAAGCCTAATAACACTATCGTAGTAGGTGCAGGGCATATTAAAGATCACGGAGTACCCAAAGACAGTCTTTTAAGGAAATCAAAAAGTTTTTGGAGAAAAACTCCAATGAATAGGATGTATATAGCTGATACAGGAGCAGGACACATTGCTCCTGGTGAAGCTATTGTGGAAGCTTTATTAGAGCATCCAGACGTTGGATTTACTAAAGATAAGAAATGGCTTTTAGACACAGCGTTTAGAGGCGGCAGATATGGTAGTCATAAAAATCCTTATGCTTCAGCCAATAGAGCTGAAAAAGCCTTTGGCACTATCGATACTGGTTTTGGACCTTTATCCACATCACTGCCTGGACCATTAGCTTTAAATAATCCTGAGTTTAAAACAAATCCTTTCGGCAGGCTGATGGTTGAAACAGATCCTGTAGCAGGAATTCCTAACATTTCAGCTGTTCATGGAGTCCATGGAATGACTCATCCTACAACATGGAAAGATACACCTATTGCTACATTCGGCAGTGAAAGAGCAAAAGAGTATAAGAAAATAGATCCTGACATTGATGTATACGGTCAAAAAAAACCTACATGGCTTACTAGAAAAATTAAAGAAATGCTTGGAACGACTTGGGGAAAATATAAGCCAGTCATTCATGCTTCTGACACGATAAGCCCGTACATGTCAAACGCTTCATATGAGTCTGCTCAAAACATCATTGATGCTGTTCGTACTGGAGCCATATCAGAACATGATGTGCTAAGACAATTAGCCAAACAAAATCCTGAATATGCTAATCTTATCGAAGATGCTATTGCTAAAAATAAAAGAATAGCATTTATTACAGGCTCTTCCAGAGGTGACGTGGTGGCGCAAAAGACACAAGATTTGCTAGATCATCTTAAAAAGAATAACATTAACGATGTGCAGATTATTTCAGCAATGGGAGAAAGACTTACTCCCACAGTAGCACAACTAGCTTCAGGAAATGCTCTGCCTAATGAATTAAAAGATGTTCTCCAAAAAGAATTAGCAGCTAATCCAAACATTACTCTAGAAGAAGTTAAAAAAATGCTACCTAAAGGTGGGCAGCATTATAAGACAATAGATAGACTCTTAGACATTCCTAGAACAGACAAGCTTATTACAGACCCTAATGTAATTAAACTTCCCGGCGTACACAGTACTATTAAAGCCGGAAACAAAGACGTTAAAACATTCCTGGCCTTGCAGGCTATGTTTCCTCATTGGGCTTCTACAGGCATGAATTCAGCCAATGAAATTATGATGCTTCCTGGCACTCAAGCCATGCCGCTCAATATTGGCGAAATGAAGCTCAAGGAAATTGATAATGCTTTAAAACAAAAGATTATCACAAAAGATCAGGCTGAAGAAATGCGTAAGATATTTCTTGAGCGTTGGAATGCAGGTACAGTTGATCTATATCGAGAAAGACTTAGCAAGTCCAGCCCTGGTATTTATGGAACTAATTCGGCAGAAGATTTTGCTAAAGCCATGGATGCGCACTACAAGCGTACTCCTATGGAAAGAAATCAATCTATCACAAGAGCTCAAGAAATGTTGAACGAATCCAAATCTTCAAGAAAAAGATTTGCAGATCAATATTTGGCTTGGCTGGAAAAGCAACACAGTAAGGCTAGAAAGTTTTCTAGAGGAGCCAGATTGGCTGGAGCTGGAGCACTTGGTGTTGGAGGTATATTTGCAATAAAAGCCCTGTTAGAAGCTAGAAACAGGC